GTAACTAAATCATATCTCCCAAACTCAGGATTAGCTCCAGTTTGAGGATACTCTCCCACATCGTAAGTATCTACTTCCACCCCTTTCGGCCTGTAAGCTCTAAACCACCCAACTCCACTTCCATAATCGAGAACTCTCTTAGGCTTAACTGAAGAGATAAACTTCCACCTAATTGAGTTTATCTCTTCAGCAGTCCTCGAATTATTCCTAAGCATCCGCTCAAAATACTCAAGATCATACTTCATACTGCACTACCCGCAGTGTCTTGAGTTGCTGTAGTTGGCTCAGTCGTTCCGTATCTAAGAACTCCTGACGAATTAGGCCAGTAGTAGTAACTCACTCCACTCACATCGAGAACTAATACTGTAAAGTGAGTCGTTCCGCCTTCGCCTACTTCAATAAACCCGAAGGGATGAGCACCTATGTCTTTAACTACTAACTTACTCTCTACACTGTCAGCATATTCTGCCATTGCTCATCACCTCCTTTTATGTATTACCTAAATCGAAGCCTCTCCAATCGCTGAATCCTTGAGAGTGCCTGTGAGTAGCCTTAAACTTTGCATCTCCACTATCAAAATCATCTGAGTTGTCGAACTTATCCTTTCGTCTCCAGAAGAAGTTAAGAGGATTAGTGTCTCCAATCAGACCCCACATGGTAGTAGAGGCCAAGAAGTGCCAGACAAAGAAAGTTAGTCCTTCATCTGCCATTGGGTTAATTTCGTTGTTAGCTGTGTATGGCTTGAACTCACTCCTAAGTATCTCCTTCGCTACGAACCTAAGATCAGTAGAAATAAACAAAATCTTAGGCTTAATCAAGCACAAAACACCGTCTGGATCAGGAGTTTTCTCCATTCTCAGGACGGATGCTTGTAACGTTGTAATTCCAAGAGCTCCATAAGTCGAAGGTCTGTTAGCATACGTTGCTGCCATACCTCCTCTAAGGTTTGGAGGAGCTGCTTGGCCAGAGAGCAACTTGTGAGCAGTTGAAGCTAATGCCAGAGCGTCAAAGCCTGTATAGTAAGTCGTAACGTTAGCATTATCTACCACACCAGCCGCTTGATACTCTACCTCGTTTGAGGCACACTTAGCCAACCCTTGAGACATTTTCTTCATAGGGCCATAGAGATCGTCATCATACATTTCCTCAGTGATCCTGAACCCCAGTCCAAAGGTCGTATGAGTGTATCTCTTTGTATTACCAGTGAGAGGATCAACAAACTCGATGCTAGTTCCCTCAGGCTTAGCAGGAAAAGCCCCACCAAGCATACTGAGTTCATAGTCATCTTCGTATGCTCTCTCAGAGGTAAGTATGTTAAATAAAGTAGTATACTCACTTGGTCTACGTTTGTATTCGTCAAAATACACTTTCCGTAGACCAGGAGCTAATAACGAACTAAATCCAGAAGTTTTTGCAGCCATTGTTTTTCCTCCTTAGTCTACGATTTTATGACGTGCTAAAAAGTTGACGATAGCGTCCATGAACGATACATAGAACTCTCCCGCCAACATCAGCTACAGAGTCTTTATCACTGAGGTCTACGCATACTAACCTCTCGTTACCTCCAAAAGCATAAAGCCCTGCGTGAGTTATATTAAGCGTTGTATCACGATAGATGTTGAATCCCTTACCAACATCTGTGACTGCTGTAGCCGCTGCTGTCCCACCAGTACCACTACCTCCAGCATCTGAGACTTTGTTAAACTCAAACAAAACGTCATCATTAGCAATGATAACAGCAATTTGAGTATTCTCCGTCCCTGAAGCATCCTGAGCAGCCATACCAAGGATAACGTTGGGGTTATCTCCTATCTCAGTTACCTTTCCAGATGCTAGATATACCAACTCACCCATCTTAAAGGACTGAGTTGCAGCTTCAGGATAAAACAGCTCCGTTGGAGGATTACCACTGATAGTCTTAGCAGCAATGGCTTTATTTAAAGCAACAGTATTAGCCATAGCTATTTACCTCCTTTAATCTTCTTCAAATGTTCTGATTCCTTGCCTTTTAGCAAACTCCTTATACTCCTTACGATCTTTCTTCTGATGAGCACGACTAAGATCCTCATTTCTCTTTCTTTCTAAGTCTCCTAACTCCTTCTTCCTCCACATAAGAATAGCATCTCCTGCCTGATGAGTTCCATCAGGCTTCTTATGGAGAGTCTGCACCTTGGGGTCTGTGCATACTTCAAATCCTCGTCTCCATTTTTCAGCTTCTAATCTGTCACTCCGAGTAGGTCCCCAGTAAGCCTCCATATCGGGGCGAGCTTCCTCAAGGCTCTTACCATTATACTTAACCTCAAAGATGTCCTTATCACTTTCCATGAAGTCTCTAACTATCTCTCTAGCCTCCTTTTCAGAAGGCTGAACTGACTCGATTCTTCTAGTAACTTTCTCTTCCATATGCTCCTCCTAGCCTTCGTATTTCTCTGCCCATTCGATATAGGCATCTTTAGTCATACCAAACTTAGCTGCTGCTCTCTCAATAGCAGCAACGTCTAAGTCCTCAAGAGACTTAGGCAACTTTTTCTCTCCACCTCCAGTTGCTGGAGCTCCTCCAGTTTCTGAGTGCAATCCAGCTTTAGCCTTGGCTTCTTTCCTTACCTTTCGGGCCTCTTCTCCCTCGACTAAATTATACACCCCTATCCAAGCAGCAGGGTTTACTTTAACCTCAGGAGGCATAGTATCCATTATCTCGTCTATTCGTTTCTCTCTCTTCTCAAACTCTCCGCTCCCTTCTTCCTTGTTAATCTCTCTTCGAGCCAGTTCTTTCTGAGTAGCAACTTGAGTAGCTATTGTCGCTTCAGCAAGAGGCTTAACTCGGTTAAAAACGTGCTGATCGAGAAAGTCAATCGGATCAGCCCAGAGTTGTCTCTCAAGTTCAGCCTTTCGTTGAGCGGGAGTTAGCTGCTCAATAGCTGGCTTAGGAACCTTAGCTCGAAGTTCCTCAGCTTCTCTCTTAGCTCTCTCAACCTCAGCAGCTTGAGCCAAAGCCATGTCGACTAATTCCTTAGTCGATTTACCTCGAAAAGCCTCAGGTATACTCTCTAACTCTTTAGCTTTAGCCGCTTCCTCTGCTGCTTTAGCTTCTGCTTCCTTAGCTGCTTTCTCTGCTGCCTCTTTAACTGCAGCTACTTCTGCTTCTTGCTTAACTCGTTCATCTATAATAGGCATATTACTTTTCCTCCTCTCCTTTTAGATAGTCTCTAATCAGAGGTATCACAACGTTATCTAATAGCTCTAACCTTGCCTGATCTTTAGCTACTTCAAGTAAATCTTCTACCCCCTTAATACTTCGAGACTTAAAATTAAGCATAATCTCATCTCGGAGATCCTCCAACAACTCCTGGTATACCCTCCACCCCTCGTGAGATACGACCTCTCTGAGTGCCTCTAGCTGATCTTTCGAGAGCACCACCTGGCCATCCTGCTTCTCTAGCATTTTCACCTCCTGCTCCTAAAGCTCCTCCCATCGGGGGAACTTGAGGAGTCTGAGCTAATCTAATTAAGTCCTCTACGTCTACTAACACTCTCTTAGCATCCTTTCCTATCCAGTCTCTTCCTATTCGCTCCATAATTATCTGACCAGACTCAATTAACTTAGCTACGAAAGCCTTAAGCTGAGGAGGAGCGGCTGGGTCTACTAAAGTCTCAGCCACCTCGAATAGTCTCATATAGTATCCCATGATTAAGTTAAATAAGTCCATCCAGCTTTGCTTCTCAATAGCTAAGTTAACATAAGCAGTCGAAGCAGTCAACTCAAACTGCAAGCCCATCTTAATGTCCTCGGGTGGAGCTTGCCAAGTTTGCTCTACCCAGTGTCCCTCGTCATCTAAGAGGGAATACACAGCACCTGAGGGTTTATACTGACAATACATATTATGAGTCACAAACGCACAGTCATTGAGAGGAAGCCTCATCATATTAAGTATAAAGTCAAAAATCTTAGTTCCCTCTTGGATTAGAGCCAACGTAGATGTAGCTGTAGCTCCTGTCCCTACACTAGTTGACTCCTTACCCATGCTATAGTCACTTACTCCTGTCTCTCTCTCACAGACGTCCTTGAGGAACTGAATTATCATGTTAGCCGAGGGATAGATGTCTCCAAGACTCATAGCCTCCATATCACTCATGTCGCTTACAGGTTGCATCTTTCCTGCGTAGATCTTAAACGGAGGCTTAATCCCTGATCCTCGCTTATACTTAATCACCTTAGCATTAGCGATTGAGGCGTTGTCTATACTCTGATTAGCTTGAGTCGTTAGTCCTTGCTGGAGACGCTCAAGCTTCTGACCGAAGCCTATTCCATATATTCTGTGAGCTCTCGGGAAGCATTGAGCTCTAAATATTGGTCTGAGTCGGTGAGCATATGGATTGAGAATAGCTCGAACTAACGTAGCATCCACTTTATCAGGACTACCTGACTTGTTATGAAATGTAAAGCAGACTTTCTCAACCTCTCCATCGTTATCATAATCGTAGTCTGCCCACATCTCATACATTTCGTGCTCACGAACAAGCATAGATCGAGTAAGCTTCTCAATCTCTTCTTGATTTTCAGTAAGCGCTGAGGCTTTTTGAGAGAAGTAACTCTCTAAGTCCTCAGTATTAACGTAGATGGGCTCTCCTGTCTCCTTAATCTTTCGACTCCTTCGCTTAATCTCCCACCAATGGAGACGAAATCTATGAGCAACCCATTGAGTCTTTTGAAGGTCTTGAATTGAGTTGACTTGGAATAGTATGTCCTCGATTGAGATAGGTATGAACTTAGGCCCATCCTCGATTAGCTCAGATTCTATAATCTCTCCTGAGTCTGTATATACCTTATCTCCTACTCTCTCACTTACCCATATCTGCTTAAAGAATCCAGTCCCTAAGTTCCCCGTGTCATAGAGCCAACTAACTATCTGCTCTGCCATCCTCATTTTGAACT